ACGACGCAATTTCCTCCGTGGGGCTGTAGCAGCGCCATTCGCCGCAAAGAGGGTGGCCGAGCAGGCGGCGGCTAGTCTTTCGCAGTTAAGTGTTGGGGCGGTTGGCGCGGGGCCTATTGGGTATGGAGCGAAAGAAGTCCCTTCGGTGCAGGCCGCGCAATCGCCGCTATCGCCACCTTGGGCTAAGGCTCTGGCTAACGCCACAATCCGAAAGGATTTGGAGTCGATATATTTTGAGAGGGAGCGCGGGGTTTCCCATATTGACCATGACTTGGCCGTTCTCCGATCTGTTTCACTAAGCGCAAAGATTACATACCAAAGAGAGCGCAATGTTCGTCGCTCGATGGACGGTCTTGTGGATGAACAAGGTTGGTATGGGCGATTTGCTAAAATCGCGAAGAAGGTAGCAGGATTATAATGCCCAAGCCCCGCCGCAAGAAGCAGATAAGGGAAACGGTACACGACCGCAGGGCCAGTGACGTTCTCAAGGCGCTGCACCACGACATTGCCGTTGTCGAGATCGATGACCCGCTCGAGGTGGGGGCTAGAGACAACGTAATCGTTTCGCTGCGAGACGATCCGCTTCGCCGCTATATGGTGCGTGGTTTCATCGACCAGGCTCAGTTTGAGGCCGGTAGGGAGTGGCAAAATTACTATGAGGCGGTTGAGTTGGGCCACGGCAGGGGCGTTGACTTCAATCAACCGAAGGTGGACGGGGGTGGATTTTCAGATCCAATGACGGAGCGTAGACGCCAAGCAGCAAGAGAGCTTGAGCGCATGAGTACCGTTCTCGGACAATTCTGCGAGGCGATTTTTCGCAAAGTTTTGGGGGAACGCAAGTTCATGGAACAGGTGGTCCGAGAGTTCGGCTATGAGCCAACACAGCGCCAGATCGACGGGTTTTCGTTTTCGTTCCGTATGGGGCTGGAGGCACTAGCAAAGTATCGTGGGTTGGCTGGGTGATCCATTTGTGGTAAGAACATAAAGCGAACCACACTAGGGGTTGACACGTGGGGTAAGTTGTGCTAGCAAAACCAAAATCCCGCAAAGCGATTGACCTGAGCGACTATACCGGCGACCGGGCGGGGGCCTTATCTCGCTACGGGTTTTATGCCGTTTACGTAATTTCGTACGGCGAAAACGCGCCACGCAAAATCGGCTTTGCCAGAGACCCTGCGGCAAGGCTAGCAACATTACAGACCGGCCACCCCGAAAAGTTGCGCGTTGAGTATCTGCTTTGGACGCCCACACACAGCGTGGCGAGCCTTATTGAAAGGCGGGTTCACGCGGCGCTAAAGAAAGCGGGGGCGCGAGTAAGCGGAGAGTGGTTCAGGATCACTCTATTCGCTGCGTCCGAAACAATTCGACGGGGCGCTGAGAAGCTTTATCCGTCAATCGAGTTCTGCGATCACGAACAGATGATTGCGCTGCTTGATAGCGACGGGTTTGGAAAGAAACCAGCCTCCGACTATTCGGATCAAGAGCGCAATTTTCTGGTTCGCGCCATGGCGGCTGACCCTGGAAGCCCCGTGTTGCCGAAGTTAGGCATACACGTTTGGGCTGAGTTAATAACGCCGATGACTCGATCCCGGGTAGTTCGACACGCGGCATAACCGAATTGCGCCCGACAGAGCTGCCCGCGTCCGCGAGGCGGCTTTTTGTTTAGGTGCTATCTAATCTCGTCGCCCTCAGCCCGATCATCATAGACAAGCAACCTTGTCACTAGGGGCTTTAGAGTGGCGGCGAGACTTAATTGATGGAGAGCAACGATGAAGCTCTATTACAAACTAGTAATCAAACTAGCCAATTCACTACTCGCACACGCTAACGCGAAGTAGGAACTAGATGTACAGATATTGGGGTTCCCTGCGCCACCCGGCGGGCGGCGGCTATTTAGTTCTAAACAAGGCCCAGATTTCAAATTGGGATTTGGTTTGCCTCATTAAGTCCGCGTACCCAGAAACCAAGATAACCGCGCAGTCTTATCTTCCAACAACATAGCGCTGTAACAACAATGGCATTCAAGAAGGGCCAAAGCGGCAATCCAAGCGGGCGGCCAAAAGGCTCCCGCCACAAACTGACCGAGGCCTTCCTAAAGGACTTGAATCAGGTCTGGGTCGATAAAGGCCCTGACGCATTGCGCGTTGTAGCAATGGAAGACCCGGCGACTTTGATCCGCGTTATCGCGTCGATCATGCCGAAAGAAGCCGAGCTTACGGTTCGGACATTGACCGCCAAACAAATGAGCGACGATGAGCTTGCAGATATCGCGTCAGGAAGCGGCGACGGAGCTGCTGACGAGGCGGAAACTACGCAAGTCACTCACTAATTGGTGTAGGGCTTGCGGCTTTGAGCCAGCCAAGCACCATAAGCTGCTCATTGATAAACTAGAGGCTGTTGCGGAAGGGGATATTCCCCGCCTTGCGGTATTCATGCCGCCAGGTTCTGCGAAGTCCACCTATGCAAGCGTTCTGTTCCCGCCCTGGTATATGCAGTTCGACGGCGGGGCGAATGTTCTGGCGGCAAGTCATACGACAGAATTGGCAGAGAAGTGGGGCCGGAGAATCCGCAACCTCATCGCCGAGCATCCGTTCGATCTTGGCGTCGAGTTAGCGCAGGACAGTCAGGCGGCGGGCCGATGGGCGTTGCAAACGGGCGCTGAGTATTACGCCGCTGGCGTTGGAACGGGCATTGCGGGATTCCGCGCGAAACTGGGAATTATTGACGATCCGATCCGGTCAAGACAGGACGCGGACTCGGAGCTAATTCGCGAGCGTATCTGGGATTGGTACATCAACGACTTTTGCACGCGCCTTGTTCCCGGCGCTCGCAAGGTTCTGATTCAGACCCGCTGGCATGAAGATGATCTTGCTGGCCGCGCGCTTAATCACGAACATTGGGAAACGGTAGAGCTTCCTGCCGAGGCTTACGACAACGACCCGCTTGGAAGAAAGCCGGGCGAGTTTTTGTGGGCCGATGGCGAATATGGCTACGGCAAGCAACTTGCAGAACTGAAGGCCATTACGCCTCCGAGAACGTGGTCTGCGCTTTACCAGCAGCGTCCCGCTCCCGAAGAGGGCGACTATTTCAAAGCGGATTGGTTGAAGCCTTACGATAAGGCTCCCGACCGTTCGACCATGCGAATATACGGCGCAAGCGATTACGCCGTAACCTCAGACGGCGGCGACTATACGGTTCACGTTGTGATCGGCGTCGATCCTGAGGGCCGAATGTACTTGCTCGACCTTTGGCGGAAGCAATCTAGTTCCGATATTTGGGTCGAGGCGTTCTGCGATCTGGTCCTGAAATGGAAGCCCATCGAATGGGCCGAGGAACAGGGGCAGATTCGTTCCGCTGTCGGCCCGCTTATTGAGCGCAGGCAGCGAGAGCGTAAGGCATACGTTAAGCGAACGCCGTTCCCGTCGAAGCACGATAAGGCAATTCGCGCACAATCAATTCGAGGCCGTATGGCGATGGACGGGCTTTATGTTCCAACGCTCGCGCCTTGGTACGCAGATTTCCGCGCCGAGCTTCTCGTATTTGATGCAGGCAAGCACGACGATCAGGTCGATGCGCTCGGCCTCATAGGACAATTACTGGACAAAATCAGGCCGGGGCAAAAGCAGCGCCCGGCAGAAGCGCCACGCGACCGCTGGCAGAAATGGCTGGACGACGATGGCGAGCAGGATGATCTAAATTGGAAGACAGCGTAGCGGCAGAAGCAACACAGGGCGATACTCCGGCTCCCAAGCCCGCCGTTGACGTATCCGTGCTTGTGCAATGGCGCGACTCTGCCGAGGAAGCAACTATTGACGCGCGCAAGCTGTCAGAGCGCGATCAGGACTACGTTGACAACAAGCAACTGACCGACGCCGAAATCAAGGCGCTCAAGAAGCGCGGGCAGCCTCCGGTTATCATCAACCGCATTCGACGCAAGATTGAGTTTCTTGGCGGCCTTGAAAAGCGTCAGCGGGCGATGCCCAAGGCGATGCCGCGCACGCCGGTTGAAGAAGATAATGCCTCGTCCTCCACTGACGCCTTGCGTTATGTGATCGAGGACGAGCAATACAACATGAAGCGTTCCCGCGTCTGGGACGATATGTGTATTAAGGGTGCGGGCGGGTTTGAAGTCACCGCCGAGCAGGAAAAATATGGCTGGTGCGTAAAGGTGCGCCGCGTCTCTTGGGACAGAATGTTCTGGGACCCGCATTCGTCAGAGGCCGACTTCTCCGATGCGATGTACCTCGGTGTTGATGTTTGGATGGACGAGGAAGACGCGCTCGACCAATACAAGGATGTTCCGAATATATCGGAAATCCTTACCGACACTTACAGCACCGTATCGGGAAAGGGCGACACTTACGACGACAAGCCCAAGAATGGCGTATGGGCTGACCGCAAGCGCAAGCGCATTCGCATATCGCAGATGTATTTCAGGGCCGCAGGCACTTGGTATTTTGCGGAGTTCACCAAGGGCGGGTTGCTAAAGGGCGGCGTTAGCCCGTGGTTGAACGACGATCAGGAGCCGGAGTGCGGGTTTATATTCCAGTCGGCCTACGTCGATAGGGACAATAACCGCTACGGCGTTGTGCGTGAGATGATTTCTCCGCAGGACGAGTTTAATAAACGCCGCTCGAAGCTGTTGCATCATTTGACGGTGCGGCAGGTGCGCTACGATTCAACGTCCTCGGGCGTTGATATTTCTGATGTTCGAAAGCAGTTGGCCGATCCTAACGGCGTTGTTGATGCGCCCAAGGATGCGGTTGAGGTTCTATCGAATACCGATCAGGTCGCGGGCCAGTTTCAAATGCTCCAGATCACGGGACAGGAGCTTGACCTTATTGGCGCTAACAGCGCGCTGCTTGGCGAGCAGGGCGGGGCACCTTCCGGTAAGGCTATTCAGCTTAATCAGTCGGGCGGCATGGTCGAGCTTGGTAATTTGTTTGACGGCCTTCGCCATCTTGACCGTCGCGTATTCGTCGCGGTCTGGAATCGTATTCGCCAGTTCTGGGATCAAGAGAAGTGGGTTCGCGTTACTGACGACGAGCGCACAATTCGCTTTGTTGGCTACAACGTCGATCCCATGCGCCAGATGATGATGCAGGCGCAGAATGGCGGCCAGATGCCGGATAATATCAGCGTTATGCAGCGGCCCATTGCCGAGCTTGGCGTCGATATCGTGATCGAGGACGCGCCTGACGGTATTGCTCCGCAGAAAGAGCAGTTCGACGCGCTGGTCGCTCTGAAGCAGGCAGACCCGGCTGCGATTCCGACTGAATTGCTTATCGAGACGATGCCGAACCTTCGCAATCGCGCGAAGATTATGGAGCATCTTGAAAAGATGCGCCAGCCAGATCCCATGCAAGTTCAAATGCAGATGGCGGGGGCGCAGGCAGAAATCGCCAAGGTTCAATCCGAGGCCGCGAAGAACGAAACGCAGGCCCAAAAGAATATGGCCGACATTGAGCGCGGACAGACGGAAGCATTCGCCAAACTTATAACGGCGATGCAGCCGCCAGAACCAAAGCACAATAATCAGATTCCGCAATAACTCACCCGCTTAGCTAGCGGGTTTTTTGTTGCGCTTACCGACGCCGGGTGACGGGCGAAGCGTGGTGCCTACGCATTGAAGGGCAAATACGGGATGCCGCCGTTTCACGGGCAAGAGCGGGAAAAATGCCGAAAGAGATAAAGGATATTCTGGAAGGCCCTGCCGAAGAAAAGGTTGAGGTTGTCGAGACGAAACCGGAAGAAACTCCGGAAGTAGCAGAGGCGCCACAGCCCGAAGCAAAAGACCCCGAACCAGCACCGGAAGCAACGCCGGAGTTGAACGCGGGAGAACCCGAAAAGCCCGAAGCGAAAGAACGCGACGGCTTCAAGGGCGCTTACACGGCAGAGAAGAAAAAGCGTCAGGCGACAGAGGCCGAGCGTGATGAATTGCGTGCAGAGTTGGACCGCCGCGAGCAATCGTGGCGGCGAGACATGCAGCAGATTGCTTCACAGTTTGCGCCGAAACCACCTGAGCAGCCAGCACCGAACTTCTACGAAGACCCGGATGGCTGGCAGCAACGCCAAACACAAACATACGAGCAGCGCGAGAGGGCCAATAATCTTTATTGGTCAGAGCAGCTCGCCCGCGTGAAGTTTGGCGATGACGTATTCGATGCCGCAGGCAAGGAAGTCATGAACGTAACGGGCGGCAATGCAAGCCATCCGATTTCGCAAATGATTGCAGCAAGCCCCAATCCTGGGATTGCTCTTGTCAACTGGTATCAGGAACGTCAGCAGCTTTCTTCGCTCCAGAACCCCGAAAGCAGGGTCGAGCTACTGAAAGAGTCGCTCAAGGACCCCGCCATGCTTGCACTTGTGCAGCAGGCTCTACAGGCAAGCGCACCGGCACAGGCCGCAGCGCCAAAACCCGCACCTAACGCAATCCCTTCTAATTTCGCGGGGGCGCGTTCGGTGTCAAGCAAGGCAGCACAGCCGTTCTCTGGCCCCAAGCCAATCGAAGAAGTCTTGGGCAGCAGGAATAAACGCTAACCGAACGAATGAAGCCCTCGCTACTCATGCGAGGCTAAAATGGCTGATACCAATGTCGCCACTGGACTGACAGTCCAACAGTGGGACGATCAGTTCTTCACCGAATACCTGACCGAGAATCGTTATGCCGGAGAAATGGGCACCGACGAAAACTCGATCATTCAGGTTAAGGAAGACCTGACCAAGAAAGCGGGCGATAGCGTTACCTTCGCCCTCGTCAACAAGCTGACCAACAACGCCGTTACCGGCTCGAACGTACTTGAAGGCAACGAAGAGCGCATGGATTCGCGTTCGTTCCGCCTTTACGTCGATAAGCGCCGCAACGCCGTTCGTGTGGCCGAAATCGACGAGCAGTATTCCGCAATCAACCTCCGCAGGGCGGCTAAGGCCGTTCTGAAGGATTGGTCGATGAAGGACACGGAAGGGCTCATCGAAAAGGCTCTGGGCTCGATCAACGGCGTCAATCTCGCCGATGCTTCGGAAGCCCAGAAGGATGCTTGGCTTACCGACAACACCGACCGCGTTTATGACCCGTCCGGCACGAACGGCACGGACCACAGCGCGATCTGGGACGCGCTCGACTCGACGAACGATCTTCTGACGCTCGCCGACCTCGACGCAATGAAGCTCAAGGCGCTGACGGTAGCGAACCCGAAGATTCGCCCGATCCGCACGGCGGAGAATGGTCGCCACTACTACGTGGTTTACATTCACCCGCTCGCCTTCCGCGATCTCAAGAACGAATCCAACTCGCCGCTCCGTCAGGCGCAGCGTGAGGTTTCGCTTGAGATGGAGAACAACCGTCTCTTCCAGGGCGGCGACATGCTGTGGAACGGCATGATTCTCAAGGAAGCGCACGGCCTCTACGACACGCACACGCTGACTGGCGAAGGTGCCAGCGGCACGACCACGGTTGTTCCCGTGTTCATGTGTGGCGCGCAGGCCGTTGGTGCTGCTTATGCCAAGCGTTGGCGCTCTCGCGAAGAGACGTTCGACTACGGCGACAAGCAGGGTCTGGCAATCGACGCGATCTACGGCATCAAGAAGATGCAGTTTGGATCGGGTACGGGCGACACCGACGACCTCAAGGACCACGGCGTTCTGACTGGCTACTTCGCCAGCTCGACGACCTCGTAAGGAGATATTCACATGGCAACTGTTCGTTCTGCTACCGCCTCTGCGAATGCTCCGGCCTCCGGTCACGGCTTCGCTGGCAGCAAGAAAACGGCCTACGGCAAGTATGCTTATACGACCGCAGGCCCTCTTGGTGGTGACACTATCGTAATGTGCCGTCTGCCTAAGGGCGCGGTCATTCTTGGTGGCCGCTTCCGTGGCCGCTTGATGGAGTCCACGACTTCGTCGGCAACGCTCGACATTGATATCGGTATTACCTCTGGCGATACCGATACGGATGCCTTCGGCAACCTTGGCGTGCTTTCGGGCGCGGCCAAGACCGGCATTCAGGTCGGCACCGGCTACAACTACGCCTTTGGCGGTGTGTTGCTTTCTGATGGCCCGCTTACGCTTACCAAAGAATCGGAAATCGGCTTGACCGTTGTGACTTCGTCCTTCGGTTTTGTCTCTTCGGTTCTGTCGCTCGAAGTTGATTACGTTCTTCCGTAATGAACTTTGATACTGTCAAGATTGAGTGCGTAGTAAACGAGGAAGGCCGTAATAAGAACATTGCTTCGGCAATGGATCGCGGTCTTCCTCTTTGCACGCAGTTACCTTGGCATGATCGCAAAATCGCTATTTGCGGAACGGCCCCATCGTTGTCTCGTCACTTGCAAGAGTTGCGGGACTTCGATGGGGAGATTCTCGCCGCAAATGGCGCGCATGACTATCTGATTAAGAATGGTATTAAGCCCGACTACTGGCTTTGCGTCGACCCGGATAAAGAACTTGCGAACTACGCAAGAAAGCCGATCAAGGGCGTTCGGTACTATGTCGGGAGTTGTTGTGACCCGGCAGTATTCGATGCGCTTGAGGGCTACAACGTAACCGCAGTTCACGTTCACGAGCCTGGCGGACCGGAGCCTTCGATCAAGGGCGGGACCGGCGTAATGACGCGGGCGCCATTTCTCGCGCTGAAACTTGGATACAAGCACGTTGTTATCTATGGCGCGGATGCGTCATTCGAGGAAGACAAGCACGTTTTTGGCGACGATATAGCGGCGGGCCAAATGAGGGCCGGGCGCGAGCGCGTCAACATCCGCGTAGGCGACAAGACCTTTCTCACCGAACAGCATTTCGCGCTCCAATGTGCCGAGTTTGGCGCAATGGCGGAGTTGTTCGCTGAGAAGGGTTTGAAAATCGAATTTCGCTGCGGCGGGCTTCTTCAGCACTACATCGAACAACCCATCATCACGCTGGAAGAATTGAATGGCCAATACAGCTAACGATCTGGCCCGTGATGTGGCGCTCGAACTAAACATCATTGACGCCATATCCGATCTGGATGCCGCGTCACTTGCTGACCTGAAGCGCATATCGAAGTTCAAGCACGCCGAATGGCAAAGGATGCCATCGCATTTCGTCTATTGGGATTATGACGATGTTCCCGACGAGGTAATGCGACCGCTGACTTTGGTTCTAGCCGCAGAGTCTGGAAAGACGTTCGGCAAGGTTGTGCGGGATGATGGGCTAGACGAAGCGCAGACGCGCCGCGCAAGGCTTCGCGCGCTGAAATCCGTTTCCTCGCTTCGCTACACCGGCCAGCCCGTAAAGGCCGAATACTTCTAAATGGTGAAGATTCCTCTCGCGTCCAAATCGGACCCGGCAAAGAGAGAAGTAGTTACCTCCGAAGAACTTGTGAACCTGCACGCCGTTCTGTCAAAGGGCGGGCGTTCGGATTTCTACCTTGCGAGAACGCCGGGGATGAGGGCTTGGAGTCGTTGTTCGTCGGAATTGTGCAGGGGGCTGTTCAACGCCGATTCCGAGGGTCTGGGGGTTTATGGTTCTCGTCTGCTTGCGTTTAATTCATCTGGCGGCGCTGTGTCGAGGGGCACAATTTCCGGAACCGGCGATGTTCGCTGGTCGCAGAACAACGCGGCAAGCCGAGAGACGGCAATCGTAACGGGCTCCACGGCCTATCAATATGTAGAGGCTGGTTCTCTTACCACTATTTCTGACGGCGACCTGCCGAGCAATCCGATAGATACGATCTGCTTCAACGGCTATACGTTGATGTTCTTCGCGGACGGTCGCGTTTTCTACTCTGCGATCAACGATGCGAATAGCTACGGCGCTGCGGACTTTTTCACGGTTCCAGGCATTGGCGACCTGAAGGCGGCGATGCTGATTGGCAATCAGTTTATCGTGTGGCGCGACGGTTCGTTCTATATCTATCGCCACGTTCCAGACGATGCGGACGATCCATTTCAATTGGTGCAGGGTGCGGACAAGGCGTTCGGCTGTATTAACACGTTCGCAAACGCAGATATTAACGGCATCCGCTGCTTTGTCGATCAGTACGGTGCGGTTCGCGCCATCGGCGGCGGCTATATGCCGGAACGAATCTCGAATGATGGCGTAGAGACTGACATTGCCGCGCTTTCCGACAAGTCCACGATCAGGATGTTTGGTTATGCATCCGGGGGGCGCGGGTTTCTAATCGTTCGTTCAGACGATTTCTGCTGGTGCTACGACCTGAAGGAACAGCGTTGGCACAATCGCAGGAGCTACCAGCGCGTAACGTGGCAGGCAAAACATTACATGCGCTTTGCCAACAAGGACTTGGTGGCCCCCGATCAGGCGGGCGATCTGTTCTATCTGGATGACACGCTGTTTACCGAGGATGGCGAGTTAATTCTCGCTGAGAGCGACACGCCTCCGATCACGAACTTCCCGAACGGCGGTTTCATTAACGCCCTGCATCTCGATATTGAAACGGGCACCGCCCTGGGGGCTTCTGCCGCTGCGGCAGATCAGAACCCGTATATCACGATGTTTATTTCTACTGACGGCGGGAAAACATTTTCCACGGGACGCCAGCAATCGCTAGGCACGCGCGGACAATGGAAGAAGCGCGTCTCCTGGTATCGCTGCGGCATGTTCGGGCGCGAGGGTTTCATTATTCGCTTCCGTCTGTCTGCTGCGATTCCTGTCGCGTTTATGAACCTTGACGGCGAAATAGAGCAGAGGGCGGCGTAATGGCGCTCAAGGCATTAAAGGTCCCGGATTCGAGCGCGATAGCAAGCCCGTCAGGTATTGACTCGATCCTTGGGTTTTACAATTCGATTGCCGACTTTGCGAAGAACGCGAAGGCGCTGTTTGACGGCACTATAGTCGATACGCGCGAGTTCTCAATGACGTTCGTTGAGGACGGCACGTATCACCTTGCGCTGAATACGCCCTTCCCAATGGAAATCCTTTCGGTCACGACCGACTGCGATTCCGGCACGTGCACGGCGACGGTCAAGATCAACGGAACGTCTCTGGGCGGAACTGCGAACAGCGTTTCCACTACGGAGCAGACGCAAAACCATACGACCAACAAAGAAGCTGTGGCAGGCGACGATGTTACCCTCGTGATTAGCTCTAATTCGAGCTGCGAGGGAATGCGGCTCTCAATGAAGTTCTTGAGGCCGCTCATTGTATGAGCCGGGTAATCTTTATTGAGTCAGGCGGCGTAAAACTAGACGCGCTCGGCGGGCATCAATACAGAAACACCAGCGAGACAAGTCACAGCTTTGATGACGTTGATTTGGGCGCATCGTCATCTAGCGGGCTTTTGGTTATTGGGGCCGGGATTATTGGGAGCCCAACGTCTGAAGTTAATTCGCTCACGGTAAACGGGTCTTCGGCAACGCAAGTAGCATCAGCTGCTGGCGGCGGTCGTAGCGCGAAGTTGTTTCAGATTACCGGGCAGTCTGGAACGGGAGATATTGCGGTAGAATGTGCCGCTGGCGCAACGCAATGGTTTCTAGGGCTCTGGAAATTGCGCGGCGTGCAAAGCACGACAGCCGCAGCAACCGGAACGAAGGTTGGATCGCTTACGGAGTCGCCGCTTACGGTAGCGTTTGACGTTCCAAAACTTGGCGCGGGCATCGCATTTATGATCGGCGACGTAACTGGCGGCGGGACTACGTGGTCCGGTCTGACGGAAGACTTTGAAATAACGGACGCGATCAACGGTCGCGGCACGGGCGCAAGCCTGAAATTCAATACGGCGCAAACCGCGCTTTCTGTGTCCGCGACTACGACAATCACGGGTCGCGGAATGCTCGTCGGCGCAAGCTGGCGCTGACCTAACACACAAAACGATCTGAACGAACGTCGCGAGGCAACGCTTCGCGCGAAGGGAATTGCTATGGGATTTTTGTCAAACCTGTTCGGCATTGACGACGCCAAGGCTGCGGCATCGAACGCCGCAAATCAGAACCGTCAGACGGCTAACGCCGCCTATGGCACGGCGCAGAACATTCAAAGCCCGTTCTATACGCAGGGCGTGCAGGCGAACAACACCCTTGGAAACTTCCTCGGGCTGAATGGCGTCGGCACACAGCAGAACGCATACGATAGCTACGTTGCCGGTCCTGACGTTACCGCAAGGATGAATCAGGGCATTCGCGCGATCGACAATTCCTATGCGGGCCGAAACGCGGGTACGCTATCGGGCGGGTTGCTTAAGTCTCTCACGAAGTACGGCACTGACGTAGCAACGCAGGACTACGGGAATTATCTCCAGCGTTTGATGGCGCAGAGCAACCAAGGGCAGAACGCAGCCAATCAGCTTACGAACGCGAACTATCAGAGCGCAGGCATGACTTCCAATGCAAATACTGCGGAAGGGAATGCAATTGCTAACGCCTCGCTGGCCGGCGGAAATATTCTCGGAAACATTCTTGGCGGGGCCTTTGGTCTCGCAGGCTCGCAGGGGTGGAATCCGTTTGGTGGCGGCAACTCTGGCGGAGGAATGGCCTACGGCGTTCGTTCTAACGATCCTTGGGCGGGCATTCGATAAATGGCGAATAGCATCCTCTGGCAGCTTGCGGGAAATATCGACCCGCTAGGCCGCTACAATCAGGGTTTGCAGCAGTATCAAAAACAGCAAACCATTCTTGAGCAGCTTGCAGGCCAGCGCGAGGATCGCCAGTTCAATCGCGAGCGCGACCAGCGCAATTTCGAGTGGCAGCAGCAGGAAGCGCAGCGCAATCAGGGCAATTGGGACAAGCAGTTCGCGCAGAACGCATCGAACCAGAACGCCATGCGTTCGCTTCAGCAGCAGCAGTTCGAGTTACAGAAGGCGCAGTTTGCGCGCGGCGAAGTCCCGGCTGGATTTGAGCCAGACCCCGCAAATCCCGGTCAACTTCGTCCTCGCATTGGCGGCCCGCAGGACCCGAACTACATTAAATCGGTCACGGAAGCGAAGCCGCAGAAGCCCGTCCCGTTCGGTGTACAGAACGCGGAGGCAGAAGACCTTTCCGCAATCAACAGCTCGAACACGATCAATAGCGAGCTTTCCCGCTTCAACGATCAGATCAACAAGGGCCAACTTTATCTTGGACCAGCCGCGAACCTCACGTCAAAGACTCGCAACATGCTCGGAACATCGAATGAGCAATCGCGCAACTTCGCGAGTTTCAACGCCACCCTTGAAAAGCTCCGCAACGAAAGTCTGCGCTTGAATAAGGGTGTCCAGACGGAGGGTGACTCGCAGCGCGTATGGAACGAATTGATTGCGAACATCAACGACCCCAAGGTCGTGCAGCAGCGCATTGCCGAAATCCAGCGACTTAATCAGATGGCGTCTGACTTCAAGCGCAACATAATTGTACAGCGTCGCGACGACAACAAACTACCGGCGCTCGATTTCAATCGCGTACTTGGCGGGAACCAGCCGCAGGACCCGCTAGAACTCGAAATGCGTAGGCGAGGCTTGATTAAGTGAACGACCTTTCGCAGATTTCCGATGCAGACCTTGTAAGGCTGTATCAGAGCCGTCAGCAGAAGGCTGCGCCGAAAGACGTTTCCTCTATGAGCAACGAGGAATTGGTTGCGGCATATCAGAACAGGCCGCGCTCTGTTTCGGCAGAACAGCTTTGGGGCAACCAGCCGACACCGCAAGCGATGGCATCGAACCAGCCGACGACGCTTGCTCCCGAGATCGACCGCCTGCTTGCACAAGAAGCGCAGAGCAACGATCCCAAGAACGCAAAGACGGCGCGAGTAGAACAGCAGATTCGCCGCATGGAAGGCGAGGGCGCAAACGCTACCGCTGACGTATTCATGCAAGGTCTGACCTATGGTCTATCGGACGAGTTGGGAGCGGCGCTTCAGACGCTTCGTGGTGCTGGTAATTACTCTGAATTGCTCGATGCAGAGCGTGAAAGACTATCAAGAACTAAGAAGGACAGTCCTGTTCTTTCGACAGTTACGGAAATCGCGGGCGCGATAGCCAATCCAGCATCACGTCTTGCTTGGGCAGCACAGGGGCCGACTGCGCTTGCAAGGTTTGGGCGTGGCGCGCTTGAAAGTGGCGCGCTTTCCGCTCTCTATGGATTCAATCAGGGCGAGGGCGGGCTGGCCAATCGTGCTACAGATGCGGCGACGGCGTTTGCGGTTGGCGCGCCCGTTGGCGGCGC